ACTGACTGTGCAAACCGCGCAGCCGTAGTCACGCAAGGACGTGCCGGCCGCGTAGTTTCTGGCGGTATCCGCCTGTTCGCTTTGTTCCCGAGTACTAGCGCATCTGGTGTGCTGGGCTCTGGCTCCCTTGTAGGGATCAGCTCCACCGAGCTCGGTGCTATGTCGTCTAACAACCTCATGGCTGCCCCTTCCACAGAACTAGGTATCGGTTCTCGTGGAGCTCGTGTCACGCTGCGTCCTCTCGACAATGACGCTTTCTGCTTCTACTCCCAAACCACAGAGGGGTATGCAGGAAACATGTACACGTCGTCTACAGGTTACATCACTGGCCAGGGTTTCCCCCAAAACACCATCATCTGGTACGAATCCATTCTCAACCTGGAGTTGCTTCCCAATGCAACTGGCGGCACAGTCGGAATTGATGCTACTCAACCCCCCGCCCTCTCAGAATACTTCCCATCCATCGAATCCCTTCTCAACACTGCAAAGTCGTTCCTCGGCTCCGCTGCCGTCATGGACGCAGCTGAAGGTCTCCTCTCCGTCACCGGCCACACCACCCTGTCTAGGGGGCTAGCTGGCGCCCGCAAAATGTCCAGATTTGGAAACGGCTCACACTCACGTCGAGTCGCCAGTCTGGTTGCGGGTGCTAGCAATGCCGCCTCTTCGAGGGCTAGTACCGTGGTCATAGAGGAGATGAAAGACGAACGAATCCCCGCGTCTGCGAGATCAGGTAGATTCTTCTGAGACACACACCTCCACCTACTAAGACTAGGGGTCAACCTAAGACTCAAAAATATGGACACCTGTACCACTGGGAACACGACAAGACCCACGCTCACACACTATGTCTTCTTACATGAATAACTCCGCTGTCGGCATGTCTTTCCAAGATCTTCTCTCCAACCAACCTGCACCTATCCCGGATGAGGTGGTGAGCAACAACCCTGTTGCACCGAAGTACCCTATCTTCGCCCCCCCCAAGCTGCCCGCTAAGCTTGTGGCGGGGGAGGCGATTCGTGCTTCACTCACTGCACTCTCCGGCTTCAAGGCAATGGACGCCATCAACGCATCCACTGTCCCGAAGCGATTCCTACCTGACGGATACTCGGTGCCTACGGTCATCAACCCTCTCCTCTCCTTCACCACCAACAAGTACGATGGCTTTTCTTGGTCCCAGCTCTTCCTCAACCGCGATCTCTCGCCAGATTTCGTGGAGCGTGCCTCTGAGCGCGCTCGGGAGCAGTACTGTGGATCTGGATGTGTAGTCGGCCTTGTGGCGCGTATGAAGTCACAACTGCCCGCCCCGCACAGGCGCGCAGGACCCGTCACTCAGGCGGAGTTTGAGTATGTGAAATCAATTCTACCTCACATGTCTCATCCCCAACTGTCTGGCGAAGGAGCCACTCTGCAGAACCTCAACCCTACCCTCAACCCCGATGCACACCCGGGCGCCCCTTACTTCAAAGGGGGTGTCAAGGTGCGCGACGTGTTCAAGGATGAGTTTCCGCGAGCGGCAAGTTACATGAAGATCCTCAACGACGAGGGCGCGGGCGCCCTCCTCACCCACCTCAACCTACAGAAAAACCTTCCCTACGCGGTCATGATGCTCAGTGCCAAGACGGACATCTATGACAGGAAGGACTTCCTCACCAAGACCAGACCATTTGGCATCACCCCCTGTGCATTGCGAATTATATTCGCCTGCATCACCTCAGCGTTCAAGGACACCGAGCACAACTTCCAGTCAGACCCCGACTCGATTAGTGCGATGGGTTTCTCATGGACTAACGGTGGAGCAGAAAAGCTCCTGGGATGGTGCAAGACGGTCAGAAAGACGGGCTTCAAGGCTCTGTCCTGGGGGGACGACCAAATTCTCCAAATCACCTGCAAAGACGGCTCTGCCTTCCTGCTGTGCCCAGATGTGTCTGGCATGGACATGAAGCTCCAGGGTCCAACCTTCGATCTCTTCCAAGCATGGTTGCTCGATCACTTCCACAAGAACCCCCTCCCCTACAAAGACTACTTCACCGCAGCTGGCCTTGGCCACATGATGGAGCAGGATGGTGCCACAATTGACGAACTCTGGACGTCTGTGATACTGTTCTACGTCGCGTACGTGAAGGCTCACCCCCTCCTCACTTACAAACACTACTTGTTCCAACAGTCGTGTGGCTTGCTGAGCGGCATCAACGGTACGACTCTGTTCGACATGATTGCCTCTGGCAGACTGCACTACCAGATCAAGTCGGTGCCTGTACCTGATAACCTCGAGGGTGTGAAGCAATACACGGACGCAGTGTTCGAGGCGGCAATTGCCAGCGGATTCCCCCTCAAGAAGGAGTCCATGGGAGTTCAAGTCATCAGAGAGAAAGGAGAACATGCACACTACCTGCTGGAAAATGGCAAGAAAACATTCCTACCGGATGAAGAAGCGATGGCGCTTCCATTCCTAGGGATGCGCCTACAGTACAAACAGGTCGACCCTGCGCATGTCGTCGGACAGGAACCTCTCTACATCCTGTGTCCCTACCTGGACCCAGTTGACGTAGTCTCGCATTGCGTTTTGCGAACACCACAGGCAAAGGACGCCGAAGAGAAGGCTGGAAAACAGATGGAGTCACTCCTTGGAATGGGACTGATGGCAGGAGCAAACGATCAGGCGTACACTTACCTGGCCGGATGTTTCAACATCAGGACTGCGATGAAGCAGCGAGCTACGTTCGCTATGGAACGCATTCACCCTACCATGGACTATGACTTGTCTCAATTCAGCAACCTCTCGGAGTACCCGCCACAAGCATACTTCCTCAAGATATTTGCCACGGCCGAGGACCGAGCAAAGATATCCGCAACACTGCCCCGTGCATCGTCTGAAGAGCCAGACGAGCCGGATTCGGATCAAGACGAGGAGGATGTCTTCATGGACCTGCCCAGCTTCAAGGCAAAGAAGCAAGCAGCCCCGGTCAAATCGGAGGAACCTGTCCTCTCCGAGCCTGAGATTCCCAGCTTCAAGAAGAAGAAGCCTGCTCAGGTCCCAAGAGCCTCGGACGTGCCCGCCTCTTCCCTCTCAACGTCAGAGACGAGAAGAAACGTGGAACAGATCGAGGACTCCCAAGGCGCTACGGCGCCCCCCCTCCCACCCCGCCCTACAAAACCCCCCATGGTGAAGCACGCAAAAACCGCTCCACCAAACCAAATCCAACGTGCGACCAAGGAGGCCATGTACCGAATGTCAGCAGACAGAAAGTACGCGGCCGCCATGGACAGGTTACTCCGGCTCACAAACCAGAGATCAATCATGCGCAGAGGTGGCAAGCTGACTCAGCACATCGACGGAGCACCCGACGACGAGCAAGAGGCTGCAGCTTGGGCGGACGAATGGGCCATGCAACTGATGGAGGAGGAGGACCGGCTTGCGGCTCTGGCCAGACTGCAAGCCGACTCCGAACGACTCGAGGAGTCTGAAGAGGAAGAAGAGGAGGAGAAGTACTTTGACCCTACGAACGCCCGCAACAGACAAGGTGCGGGATGGTTTATGGGCAATTGATTGGTTGCTCCCTCCTCTTCATGGTCCACGTTCCCTCTAACGTGGTGGTCAATTCTTTTCTCTGTTAGGTAACAGCGGCATTTTCTTCTTATATGCTAAGCTGTGTACACTCTGAGCGAAACCCCCCCCCTTGGGCGCAAATCATCAGCCCTACCCCCCCCTCCCCCCCCCCCCC